TTGACGGTGGCGTGCGGGCGGGTCAGTGGCTCAAGGGTCTTGGCTAATCCGTATCGAGAGAATCCCTTATCCGGCCTTATCAGCTGCATGTATCCCAGGAAGAAATCAGTTGCGCCGGTGAATCCGCCCCGAGCCATTATGGGCCTGTTAAAGCCCGAGACAATGAACCTGCCGCTGAACTGCGTTGGCAGGGTTGCCTCAAGGATGTTATCAATATAAATTCTTACAACGCCAGAAACCCTGGTCATTGTAATTCTGCTAAAGGTATTGATTGGGATTGTTCTGGTGCTAGTCCATTCTATAGTTTGCCCGCTAGTGCTGCGGTTTTTGGCTAGCGCTAACTTCCCGTTTGCGTCCAAGATGATTGCAAAAGGCGCAGACTCCGAAGTAGCGCCAAAGTCTATTAGCGTTTGGATGACGTTATTTCTTAGGGGATGCACCAAAAGGTCTACGCAGAGGTCACCAGTGCCAAAGTAGAAAGGCGCGGTTACATCGTTGTTATTCGCTACGGACACAGTGAGTAGCGATGACGTGCCGTTGAAAGAAAAGCTGCCGGTGCCCAGCTTGAAAACGGATGTACTAATCGTGACGTTTGTATTGTTTAGGGTTAGGCCTCTTGCGCTGCGATCAACAAACTCATCTCCATTTAGCACCAATGACGTGCTTGGGTAGTACGTGTCAATGTTATCCTCGGTCCCCTCAGGGTTGAAGTCAGATTTAGTTGGGTTTTGCAGGAGATTTACGATAATCGAGTCTGTCTGCTTTGTGACCTTGAATTGGTTTTCTATTTGAACCGTGTTACCGCTAAAGTTTATGTCGTTTACTTCGAAATCAAACTCACTTCCGATCGAGTAAACCGATGCCCTGGTGCAGCCGTCTAGTCCGTTCCCGGTGACAGTCCAGCCCGGACACCTTTCAACGGTCAAGCAAGTGTATGGCCTTATGTAAAGTCTTCTGCCATCCGATTCGTAGCGTCTTAGGTAGGTAGGGCTTGAGCCGCCACTGTCGCATCCTCTTACAAAGGCGTTGCCATTAACCACCCAATCCTTGCAGTCTACCGCATTGATATGCGTTGATAACTGTGGAGGACTATCAGGCATGTAGTATTTTCCGCGTGGCGGCACTCTTCTTCCTGATCGGAACAAAAAGCAGTTTGAGAAAGCCCAGTTGCTGCATCGGTCAGCGTCTATATCTGCAAACCCGCATGTATCCAAATAAACGCTATTCCAGACGTTATCAGGGCTAAACAGTGCAGTAACCCCGTGCTCATGGATGTATTCAATCCTACCATTTGTATAAGTATTTGCTGCAGTGCCGCCCTTCATTTGTAGACCGATTCTGCAGTTGTAGATATAGAATTTTGATAGCCTAGAATCAAACATATTGCTAGACGAAATCCCAACGTCACAAGAGTTGGCAAAAATGTTATCTAAGACATGCACGTTGGTTGGGCCTGTAAACAAGAAACCGGCTCCACCCTTAAAATTTCTTGCCAGTGCGTTGTCAATTTTGCCACTCCATTCGGATGCAATGCCGTTAGCGTATTTGCCGCCGACGGGTGTTCCCGAGATAAGGCCATTGCTGGATATTGTCAGCCCAGAGGGAAGCGACTTTGCGCTGAAAGTGCAGCCCGCTACAGTTGCCTCGACCTGATAGGAATAGGGCTGGCCCGCGACGGCCGAGGGGAGATTCCAGCTCAGGGAAGTTTTCAGTTGAGGACGAACGGCCCAAGATGTTCCGTTAAACCCAACCATTGTCCCGAAGATCTTTCCGGTAGAATCAGTGAATTTAACGAAGAACGAGAAATTCCCTGATGTAGTTGGCGTTCCAGTAATAAAGCCCCGGATGCCATCGGTTGAAAGCGTCAGCCCTGGCGCTGGCTGCGTGGCTGTGGGGTAACCCGCCTGGTTGTTGCCGCCGCCTGCCGATCTGGCTACATCAATCTCCCATGTGAACGGCCCAACGCCACCCACTGGGTACAGCACGCCAGAGTAGGCAACCCCTAGCCTCGCCTCCGGCAGTGAGCCATACATTGAAGGGTAGGCGGTATTTTCAACCGTAAAATCTATAAAGGTTTCATCAATTAAGGTGTTAGCCTCAAAGTTGGTCGTACTGGTTGCGCTTGTAATTGCAATCTTTAGAGTGTATTTCCCGAAAGCGTTGGCGGGAGGCGTGCCAGTGATCTCCCCAGTGGTTCTGTTCATCACAAGGCCACTGGGACCATCAATCAACCACCAATAGTGAGCTAGGCCATCATCGTTTATGGCATTCCAGGTGTACTTATATGCCTGGTTAATCGTTGCCGGGGGAATGTCCGACAAGGGCATCTCTATGTATTTCCCTGTAACCTCCAATACGAGGTCCTTCTGTACGGTGGCGCCGCTGGCATCCGCTACCCTAATCGCTACAAACTGCTTGCCGATTTGAGCTGTGCTGGCGTCGCATGTCACCCAACCAGACTTAGAAACTGCAAACCCGGTAGGGATTGTGCCCGAAACTACATCCCACTGATAGGGGCTGGCCGGCGTGATGCTGGTGTAGGTGCTGGTTGCCGCGCCGATCCCGGTGGCGTTGCCGCCCATGGCCTTCAGTTGGAATCCGGGATACCAAGTATCCCCAGACTGATGAGACGGTATAACGGCGGTCTCCAGCGAAAGGGATCCCTTCTGCTTAGGGTCGCTTGGATCAATGACATGAAGTTCTCCATTGAACGCATACGTTCCGCCAACGCCTGCGGGAGAGGTTGCAATCTTGATGATCGGATACCAGGTTCCGTAGGTCATCTCGTAGGCATCGACGGTGATCCCTTCAAAGGCTGAGGCGTCTCCCCTTAGGACTACGGCGCAGTTGAACTTCGCTGGATCAAACAGCTCGCAATCTGGATCGACATAGAGACTGGGCCCACTGGCTACGTTGTAGTCACCGGCAAAACTGGAATCTTGCTGCGGATACACAAGGGTATTCCTTTCGCCATAAATGGTCATCCTTGGCCCTACTTCAAGGTATCTTTTGATGCGGCAGTTGCCTGCAATTTGGACAACATTAGTTTTGGCAACAAACCACTTACCCACCCTCTCTACGCTGTTCATCGCGAATACAACGTCTAGGGCTTTTTGGATGGACGGGTAGTCGTCGGCAATTCTGTTGCTGACGCACCCGAACCACTCCGCCATGACATTGCCGGAGAAGGCCCGCCGCCACACGCCATTAGCGCTGGGGGCCGTTTCTCCGACCTTGCCGAGAAAGTTCACCAGGTTGGCCCGGGTTCCGTCATAAGGAACGGTCGGTGAGATGAACAGGCCGCCATCATGTAACGACCTAGGAAGATCAGGCTCCCATTGGAACAAGCCGCCGCCGGGTGCGGTTTCAAGTGGCGATGGCAGCGCTATGGCTGCTTCATTGTGATTGACGTAGTATTGCCCGACAAATGCTATCCCCGACCTTTGAGCGGTTTGCAGGTTTGCTATTGATTTAAGCGAAACTGCCGCAGCTATAACCGCAGGATCTGTCGAACCCGAACCTCCCGAGCCTCCAGAGCCTGGTTCAACCGCAGAACGTGGTGTTACGCCAAAGCCAATCGGGAATTTCATGGACATGGACTCCTAAGTGAAAGGGCCCCGTAGGGCCCTAGGTGAACACAAACCGCTTAGCGGCTCACTGCGCAGGAACCAAGGCCACCGTGTTGTTGCCGACCGGCACAGCGGCGCCGTTGGTCACTGTGCCGGTCGCCGAAGCGCTGGCAATGTTGGACTGGGTGGAGTTGTAGCTGAACGTGGTGGACGTAACCGCCGTGATGGTGAAGTTGCCATTCACCAGAGGGTTGGAACAACCCACGGTCACAACCTCTCCCACCAGCATGGTGTGAGCCGCCGACAACGTGATGGTGGCCACGTTGGTGGTGAGTGCCACGTTGCTGATGCTCAAGGTGCCGGTGCCTGGGCGAACCCGAACCGCAGCTACCCGCACATCACCGGTAACCGAACCGGCAACTTTCACGGCTTCCCGGATCTCCTTACCGGTCACTCCCGTCTCGTTGATCGCGCCAGCGCTGGCGGTGATCACCGCAATGTTCGCGTAGGCGGAAGCGGAGCTAAGGGCAGCACCCTCGGCAACGTGAGCAGCCTGCAGGATGTAGCCACCAGCGGAGTTGCTGGAGCCACCGGTTGCAATCAGCTTCCAGTTATTCTGTGCAGCTAGGTTGGTGTTGAGCAATCGGGCGGCACCGGTGCGGGTCTCGGCTTGGCGGCCACGGGCGCCGGCGAGCACGTTTCCGACTAGGACGGTCGATGCGTCGAGTTGATAGGCCCTCCGGGGGGCTAGGCCTGTTGCGCGTGCCATGGATCAATACCTCAGTGGATCAGGGGATGGATAGAAGGAGTGATGCTCAGGCGGTCATTGCGGCATCGGTGATGCCATAAGCGCGGGCAGCGCATCGGCCGTTCATGATTGCAATGCCGACCGACCAATCAATGCGCGTACGATCGACTGGCGCATCAGGGACTTCCCCGAAGGCCTTGATGTCAATCCCGTAGCCGCCGGCTGAATCGGGGCCCTGCATACCGGTGACTTGCTGATCGCCGTAGGCGACGCAGTAAACGCTGGTGGTGTTACCGGCTTCCGTAAAGCCTTGGATGGGAACGCTCTGTGCATTGGTGTCAGTGACCACAATGCGCGTGTCGCCGTAGGAGGTGACCAGCTTGCCGAACTCATCCCGCGTGGTGGTCAGGAATCCACCAATGGTGCTGTTGCGGCTAGCGGCAGTAAGGCGCCGACGCAGTGCTTTACCCATGTGAAGAACCTTGTTGTCGCCATCAACGGCGTCAATCAGTTCGTCCAATCGGGTAAGCGAGAATGCGCCGTTAACATTGATAGCCTGGGAGCTGTCGATGTTGATCCGCTTTTTGAGCCCGTCGAACGCACGGAC